TTAGAACGTTTGAAAATTATAAATAATAGTTATATTATTCCTTTAATAATACCAATGAAGATTGAAGTATAGAACGCTAGATTGCTAGATTGTTCACCTTTGCCTTATCATGTCTTCTAGTAATCCACAAAATACAAAGGTTGTTTTATCGTATACTCTGAATTGATCTGTAATCAAATATTCTGCGTCGCTCACTGAGGTAACATATCTATATCCGTTAATTGCTCCGCGATCCAACTTAATATAAAATCCTTCCACTTCTTCTTGGTCATTCGAAGTATACTCTTCTGGTTGTTCTTCCTTATTATTTTCTATTTTTTTAGGGCGGCCTCTTTTTTTGGGTTCTGCTAGCGGTTGCATACTTTCGGCGTTTGTTTCAGAGCTTTCACTCGCAGTATCCTCTGTAATTGTTATATTTTTTTTAGGCCTTCCTCGTTTTTTTGGTTCGTTCACTGGAACTTCGTTTACTGGAACTTCGTTTACTGGAACTTCGTTTACTGAAACTTCGTTTACTGGAACTTCGTTTACTGGAACTTCGTTTACTGGAACTAAATCGTCCCGATTGATTAACTCTACATTACTATTACTATTACTATTACTATTAGGGCTTATTGGTTGAATTTTTTTAGGGCGGCCTCTTTTTTTTGGTTCCACTGGTGCGAATGGTTCCACTGGTGCAACTGGTGCGACTAGTTCAACTAGTTCGACTGGTTCTATTGTTACAATTTTTTTTGGACGACCTCTTTTTTTTGGTTCTACAAGCATAACATTGTTAATCATTACTTCTGTCGCCATGTGTAGAAATAGTTACTACTACTATTTAATTAAAAATAATTTTTTCAATTTTTATTTGTTAATCTCAATCCATTTTAGCATCTCATACTCACACTCTCACTACAAAACTCGTAAACAATACTATTTCTTTTACATCTTTTCTTATTTAAAACGCCCATTTAATCATGAGTACTTGTTTCAATGCTATTTAAGTTTAATTTTTTTCTTATTTCAATAATTAACTTACTAAAAAATCCCCTTCCTTGGATAAATAATTTTGATTTTACACCACAACATAAATCTATATCAGCATTTCCAGAGTTAAAATATTCTGCTTCTAATTCAATAATTACATTATGTAAATATTCGTTTGATGCATTAATACATTCTTCGTAGTTTTTTGAGCTTGTTCTAGCAAAAAAACATTTTCCAATAACATACTTTGGATTTGTATCATTTGAAACTAATGATTTAATGTGATTTACTTCAAGTGGTCGTTTTATTTTTTCGTGCCACTCATTTCCAGCAACAACATCTCCTAATCTTAAATGTATTACTGTACTATCTGTTATATTTTTTGGTAAAAAATCTAAGTTTTGTTCTATGTGTTCCATAACAATTTTGGTAATTAAATCAATATTATTAGAATGATTGTTATTTCTTTTTTCTAAAATATATTTACTACCAATTGAATTTGGATGTTCCATTAATATTTCATTTATTTCATTTTCTACTAAACCTAACATCACTAAATCACCTAATCGATAAGACGAAATCATTATATAATATATATTTAAGTATTTTTATAATAATAATACTATAAAATTGAATTTATAGTAGTATTCTAACACACTCATATAAAATGGTGATCACATGCTCTAAAGAGTTTATTCAGCAACAAGAGTCTATCTATGAGACTTATTTTAATAGTTATAAGTTTCCATTAAGCGACTTTCAAAAATGGGCTATTTATTCAATTGTAAAAGGAGACCATTGTTTAGTTACAGCACACACTGGCAGCGGTAAAACATTACCAGCAGAGTTTGCGATTGAATATTTCAAATCAAAAAATAAAAAAGTCATTTACACGGGACCAATTAAAGCATTGTGTAATCAAAAGTTATACGACTTTAAACACAAGTTTCCTCATATTAGTTTTGGTATTTTAACTGGCGACATTAAAGATAATCCAGACGCAGATGTTCTAATCATGACTACCGAAATTTTACGCAACACATTGCTTCACACAAATAGTAAGACTAGTTCAACGTTTAAACCACCAGAATTGCAGTTTAATTTAAACATAGAAACAGAGTTAGGTGCAGTAATTTTTGATGAGGTTCACTATATTGGAGATGCAGAGCGGGGTGCCGTATGGGAACAATCCATTATGTTGTTGCCATCCCAGGTTCAATTAATTATGTTATCCGCAACCATTGAATCCCCGCATATATTTGCAGATTGGGTAGAAACCCAAAAAAACACACCTTTGGTTCCCTCAACTCCTAAAAAAAATCTATATTTAATTACGACTCACGAACGCGTCGTTCCATTAACCCATTCTTTATGGACTTCGTGCCCATCCTTTTTAGCGATCCCTGGTGTGAAAGGAACCCCGTTAGAGTTTAAATTTAAAGAAATTATTAATAAACCGATTGAAATTGCAACCAGTCGCGGACAATTTAATGATCTTCATTACTTTAAAACACAAACCATCGTAGACGTTTTAGCTAAGTCCAAAGTTCATGTTAAACGTGCTTATGTACTAAATGAATTAGTAAACTATTTAAATGTCAATGAAATGCTACCAGCATTGTGTTTCGTATTTTCAAGGAAAAACGTGGAACTTTGCGCAAAAGAAATCAGTGTAACTTTATTTCCAAAAGAAGACAAGACCCCAACGATCATTGAACACGAATGTCAGAAAATTTTAATGGCAAAATTTAAAAATTATAAAGAATACTTGTTATTAGAAGAATATCAAACCATTCTTCAGTTACTTAAAAAAGGGATCGCAATTCATCACGCTGGAATTATGCCAGTGATTCGTGAAATGGTTGAATTATTATTTGAAAAGCGGTATATTAAATTACTTTTTGCGACGGAAACCTTTGCGGTTGGAATTAATATGCCAACAAAAGCAGTGATTTTTACCTCTCTTTCTAAATTCTCTGGAAGCAACATGCGTGATTTATTACCGCATGAATATACGCAAATGGCAGGACGCGCTGGGCGTCGTGGAATTGATACTATTGGACACGTATTCCATTGCTGTAATTTATTTAAACTTCCAGAAATTAATACCTATCGAGCAATGTTAACGGGCCCTCCAAAAATGCTGACTTCCCAATTTAAAATTAGTTTTAATCTTATTTTAACAATGAATGCAAACAATGCAAACAATGCAAACAATGCAAATACGATGGTAACAGAGCAACTAATTCATTTTATGGAACATAGTTTCATACAAAATGACATTACCAAAGAGATTGCATATTATGATAAAACAAAAACAGAATTACAAGAAGTGAAGAACTCTCAAGAAGAATTGCTTCATAACAAAAGCATTGTAAAAACACCTCTTGAAGTCATTACGAAGTTTAAGGAATTGACGAGCCATTGTGAAATTGTTAATAATAAACAAAAAAAAAAGTTATTACAAACAATTCATGCATTCAAGGAGGAACATTCAACCATTGAACGCGATTTGATTTATTATGAGCAATTACAAAAAACAAAACTTGAACTCCAAAATAATGACACCTATCGATTAAATACGATTAATCATATTAAAAATAATGTTAACAATTTGATTCATGTATTAAAAACAAATATGTTTCTTGACAATGATGGGCAATTGACAAAAAAAGGCTGCGTAGCAATGCACATTCAAGAAATCCATCCGCTCGTATTTGCTGAGATGTACGATACTTATGGGTTTAATCTTTCAGCAAGCGAAATTGTTGGACTTTTAAGTTGTTTTACAACCATTTCTATGCCCGAGGATTTGCGATTTTCCATTCCCGCAAACGAGTTAGTTAATCCTAATGTAAAATTGATGGCAAAGCATTTGAATGCGTCCATGAATAAATATTATGCATTGGAAGAGGAGTATGTATTAAATAGCGGCGCCGATTTTAATTTACATTTTGAATTAATTGATTTTATGATTGAATGGTGTAATGCGACGAATGAAACCGCATGTCATGAATTAATTACGACGATTAAAACAACAAAAGACTTATTTTTAGGAGAATTGATTAAATGCATTCTTAAAATTAATTCTATTGCAAAAGAATTAGAAACGATTTGTACGTCATTGGAAAACCTTAGTCTTTTACAAAAAGTGAAACAAATTCCTGAATTAACATTAAAATATGTAGTGACAAATCAGTCATTATATATTTAATCTAGTATTTGAGTATTTGAGTTTTTGAGTATTTGAGTATTTGAGTATTTGAATATTGAGCATTGAACATTGAATCATTGAATCATTATATGATAATTTGTATTCCTCGATTTCCTTTGATAAATACTAATTCATATAAATTCCATACTCGATTTCGATATTCATTATTATACATTACATCATTTAAAAATAATATATCATAGTCTTGTGGTTTTTTTGTTTTAAATGTAAAATCCACATTTTCATAATAAGTCATTAACGAGCCTATGTTCCAATTGTTTTCAATTATTTTACGTGACATAAGAACTTCTTTCATCCATACGGCATCCTCTAATGTTTTAGCGTAATTTGTCATGCTAAAAATTTCACATTGAATTAAATAGTCTAATGTTGGTTTATCCATTGAAAATATATAAGATTGAACATGTGATTTTATTTCTGGGTTGGCAATCGTATTGATAGTACTTCCAAATAACTTTATATTGTTTTTTTGTAACCCATTTATATATACGTCAGTCCATTTTTCATCACTATTCATAAATGGACCAATCACAGAAGAATTTACAAATATGAAATAATCATAGTTTTTGTATCGCTCGTTTATTAATAGTGCGTCGCTCCATCCACCAAAATCATATCCAATATTTTCTCTCGCTAAAAAAGTAGTATTCGCCGGCAAATTTGTTAGTTTAAAATTTTTATTATTTGAAATAATAATAAAATCAACATTGGTATCCTCAAACATACAATATTTTAAAAAATGTTCTACTCGATTGTTGTATTCATGAAACACATATAACACGAGTGTTTTTTTTTCTTTAAACTCATCACGCAT